ACCTAAATTTAATGCCATATCTTCAGAGTTGTTGAATACTCCATAAGAAGTACCACCAGCTCCGTAAGAGTTCATTGAAGCTAACATATCGTCAATAGCTAAGCTAGTTGATCTGTTAACAAACATCATGTACTCTTCGATAGCACCTTGCTTGTCAAACTCAGCAAGTATTGCATCAAACTCAGCTAAATCAGTAGCAGCATTAACACCAGTTACACCAGTAGTAATATTACCTCTTGACTCAATAGCAGCAAATAAACCTTCAGTACCATAAGAACCTGTGTGGCTCAATATAGTAGTGTTAGCATCAAGTAAAGTGTTAGAACCATCTGAAGCAGATAATTCAGACTCTAACATTGCCATTTCAATATAGTCAGTAAATCTAGCTCTTGTGTCAGATTCAGCCTTTAAGTACCATAAGTAACCTGATTGACCAGCCTCTGTAGAAACTTCTACCCAACCAATTCTAGAAGCATCAGATCCTGAAACTTCGTAGTAATCTTTCATAATAATTGGTTTATTAGTAAAAGATTTGAATCTTGGCTCAAGAGCTTTTCTCGAGTCAGAAGCAGCTGTACCAGCTTCGTTAGTATATGTAGCTCCTTTTGAAAACTCAGAACCATAAACTAATACAGTAGTAGCTTCATTTGCAGTTATAGATAAAGTATCAGTACCATAAGGAGAAACATCAATAGTATCAGTATCTACTTTTGTAACAACAGCTTTAACAATACCATTAGTAGTATCAGAAATAATTATAGTATCGTTTGGTCTAATACCGTGCCTTACTTCAGAGTGAGTATTAGAAATACCTGCGGTATCAGAATCAGCTCCATCAATATCAGATTGAATTAATATTTGTGAACTTGAATTAAGTCCAGATGCAGCAGTGGATACTTTACCTTTGTAAGATAAATGTAATCTACCTTGCTCAGACCATACTACTTGGTCAGCAGTCATAGCTTCTTCAGCACCAACCTGTGCTAAGAAACCAGAAATTGTTCTTGGGCCAAAAACTTCAGCCTCTTTTTCCATTAAATCTGGAACGTATTGTTGACCCCAACCTGCGTTTGAAGCAGACGAAAGGTCTAGATAGTTTGATGAAAGTGCTTGCTGTTGAGCAGCAGGTACACTGTTTAACAAACCACCAGGATTTGAAATTGCCATAATTTTGTAATTTTAATTTGTTAATTTTTGTTTTTAATTCTAAATTTAAAGTCATTAGAATTATTACCTAACACTCTTACTTTTACACCACCAGTATTGATTTGACCGTTAAACTCTTGTCGTGGATCCATACTAACGTTTTTAGATTTAGCGATACTTTCTTTTAAGGCATCAGCCTTACCTTGTTCGTAAAAATGTTTTGCAATAGCATCAGCGTTCATAGCTGTAAATAAACCTTTGTGATAACCCTTAGTATCTTCCATTTCGTTATTTTTGTTCAAGAACTTCTTGACAAAATTATTAATGTCACTTTGGGTTTCTTTTACGCTACTCGTATCTTTTATATTAAATCTAAATCTTTTATCACCAACGTTATATTCAAAACCTTTGAAATCTTTGTTGAACAATTGATTTGTCTTGTTTAAAAAAGTACGAGTTTGCTTTTCAGCTATTTCTTGCTGTTCTTTTGACTCTTTGTTGTATCTATTGAAAAAATTAATAGCTTTTTGCTGCTCACTAGTGAGTTTGCTTCCAGCTTTAATTTCTTCATAATATTTGGACTTTGCACCGTCCAGGTGTTGCTTTGCTTGAGCAACTTGCTCCTTTAAAGCTAATTTTTTTCTTTTAATATCTTTTGGCTCATCTTCTTCTTCATCAAAAGAAAAATTATCTTCCATCATAAAATCTATTTCTTCTGAGTTAAGATGAGGTTTTGTTTGTTTATAATATTCTCTTAATAAAGATAAATTATCTAATTGAGAATAATCTTGATTTAATCTAACGTAATCTTCTAAACTACCACCGGTCTCGTCTATAAAGTCTACGAGTTTTTGTATATTTTCTGGAAGTGGTTTACCAGTTTCTTGAGCTTCTGCTACAGCTTCTTCTGTTTGTTCAGTTAATTCTTCAACTTGTTCTTTTACTTCTTCTTCTGTAATTTCTTCAACAACGGGTTGCTCATCTTGAACTTCGTTGGTGCTTTCTCCGGTAGGTTTTTCATCTGTTGTTTCGACGTTTTCTTCGAGTACTTTTTCGCTAGTTTCGGATTCGTCGCGTACAGGAACCTCATTTGTGCTTTGCTCTGGAACGGCATCTGTTTCTGTTTTTTTAGTTAAATCTACTTTGATGATGTTATCATCTTCTTTTATTTCTTTTTTACTAATGTTTACTTTAGTAACATTCTTGTCTGTAGTTTTTTCAACTACTTCTTCTTTTTTCTTTTTTGCCATAATATAATATAATAATAATTAATAATTTTTATCTAGGTGTAAAACCAGACATATCAGCAACGTCTCTACCTCCTAATATATCATTACCTGATGATTCAAATTTTTTAGCAGGTTGGTTACCTTTTCTTTGTTCGATTAGTTCAGACTGTTGACTAGCTTGTATTCTAGTTCTTTCATCTTTACGATCTTCTTTTTCTTTTTCTCTATTTTTTAAACTTTGAGTTTCAATACCTTTTAACTGCATGTTCATTTGAAACTCTAGCTGCATTAGTTCTTTTTTGTATTCAACTTCTTGTTGCATTTTTACTTGTTCTAGCTGAGCTTTAACTTGTTCTAACTGTGCTTGAACTTGTGCGTTTGCTTGGTTTTTCTGTACTTCAGCTTGAGCAGCAACTTGTTGTGCTTGTGCGTTCGCTTGTGCTTGCGCTTGTATATTTTGCTGTTGCATTAATTGGTCTCTTTCCAACTTCTTTTTTCTACGTATTTTTAAAACCTGATTAGCTAGTTTTAAATTTTTAATTTCTCTAATGTCAATAGCGTCTTCTAAGTCTATTGTTTGTTGTGCTAAAGCTACTTGTATATTGTTTTCTAATTTAGCTTGCTCTTCTTCGTCTGGCATTAGCTCTATAAATATACCAAAGTCATAAAGATGTAAGTCTGACATTTCAGAAAGAGTAGCAACATTATGCGCTCCAATAGCTTGTATAAAAGCATCTCTTGTTGGTGAATATTCTATAATATCAGATATTCTAAGTGAAAGCTGCTCTGCTACTTCAGAAGTTAATAATAATCCAGCGTTTAATATATGTCTTGTAGCAGTATTACTATTTGCAGCAGCTAATTTCTGTACCCCAACTAAAGCGTTTTTATCTGGCATGCTACCATCTCTAGCTTCATTTAACCCGGTTACATCTCTTATCATTTGCATATAGTAATTATAGTTACCAATAAGAGCTTGTATTTTATTACCTCCAGATCCAGATGTTATTTCTTGTATAGGTACCTTGCCAGGGTTCATGTCACCGTCTGAAGTAAAAGATCTACCTATAACACTACCAGTTTGAAAAAACATATTCAAAGCTTCTTGTGGGCTATAATTAGTACCGTTACCTAAATCTATTTCAGCAAGACCGTCCGCATCTAAGTAAACACCATCTGGAACCATACGTGACATTACTTGTTGTAGCTTTAAGTGTGTAATTTGTATCATGTCAGCAAAACCTGTTATACGTTTTACTATCGAGTCTATATTACCTTTGTACATGCGCGGCGCCACTATACTATAATTAGTTTTAACTTTAGTATAATCGCTTTTTGGCCTCATCATGTTTTTAGCCATTTCCCATCTTAAAAGTTTGTTTGTGCCAATTACCATAGCACCTTCATATAAAACTTCTATAGCTCTTTCTAATTTAGAAAAACCACCTTCCATATCTTCTGGTGGGTTAAAATTGTCATCTTTTTCTATAGCTTTATCAGCACCTGTAGCAGTTTCTTTTAATTTATAAACTTCGTTCATATATGTTTTATAATTGTAATATAAAACTTGAACTTTGTTATTATCAAACTCGTCATAGCTACTAGCGTTTTTATAAGAGTTGTTAGTGTATAAAGATCTAGAGCTAATTATTTCTTCTAAATCGCTTTGCTCTAAATGTGGAAACTGTTTTGCTAGTTCATTTATAGGTATAGTTTTTACTTCACCAACATAGTAGATGTCGTCAAAATAAGGTGACTCAGTATAAGAATAAACTAAGTTTGCAGGATCAACATATTCTACAGTTGCTCCCTCAGAAGTAGTAAAATTTGTTTTAACAGCGCCTATACCAAGTACAGTTAAATCATAATAAAATCTTTTTTGTATTAAATCATAGTTACTACCGTTTAACAATGTTTGTATAGCCTGTTCCTCTGCTATCTCTACAGCTTGTTTGTAACTAATCTGCATGTGTAACTGCAGTTCTTCCATAGACTCTGGAAGTTCGGATGGTTCGTTTTCTGATATTTGTATACCAAAAGCTTGTTCTGCAAACTCATTTAATTCTATAGTACGCATGTCGTCTATAACAGACTGCATGTATTGAGTTCTTTTTTCTACACCGTAAGGATCTTGCGAATATGCTTTTATGTCGTACATACGGTTAGACATTCCATTAACAACAATGTCAACAAACTTAGGTACAATAGGAACTGGTGTCCAGTCTAGATTTAAGTAGCTTAAGTCACCGTTTATAGAAAGTTCATCTTTATATTTCTGTATTGACTGATTACCTTCTGCATAAAGTCTTAATCTATGAAAATCATTATAGTGCTTGTGGTATCTATTAAGTCCTTGATCTTTATTAAACC